CTTGCGGGGCCCTAGGGCGCAGTACGTTGCATCCTTCCAACCCTTGAAAAAGGTTGGATAGATTGAGGAGAGTTTTCTCCTCAGGACCATTTAGGAGCAGTGGTGGCCATTGCCAAGATTTAGTGGCAGCAAGGTCCGTGTCCGAAGTATGCCTCATCCGAGGTATCACTGTCGGTACGCGGAAATCTCGCTAGTAGGCTCGGGGGATACAATCCTCGATGGCTACGTAGACACTACAGGTTGGCATGGGACTCAGGTTACTGAGTCATTTGATCACCCTGAATGGCGAAGGAGAAAATCCTTCGCCATCGGTGACATTGGCGGTCCTTTCTTTAGTCAGAAGACTTCCGTCGATTGTATCGGCGGAGATGTCATTCTAGACGACAAGCCAAGGATAAAGAACGCGTCTTCGACGACTAGTTATGTCGGCAAGATGCTTCCTCTGGCTGCAAATCGCATGAGCTACCCTATAGGTAACGTTGGGAGTATCTCTACTCTTAACGCCCTTGGGGCAACAGCAATTGCGAGATGTAAGCCCACTAATGCCACTGCGGATTTGTCCACCTTTCTAGGAGAGCTCTTCAGAGAGGGTTTACCCAAACTGATTGGAGCTACCTCCGGGTTGTGGAAAGAGAGAACCGCTACGGCGCGAAAAGCGTCCGCTGACGAGTATCTCAATCTACAATTCGGGTGGGCACCCATTGCCCGTGACATGAGCTCTATAGCTTATGCCATCTATTCTGCTGATAAAGTCTTAAGACAATATGAGCGGGATTCGGGCAAAATGGTTCGCCGCAGGTATGATTTCCCACCACAACACAGTCTGGCGTTTCAGGAGGTTGAAACTGTAGCCACCCCTTGGATTTTGGGTGGTGTAAGTGGCAACCTTCTTGATCCGTCAGTAACTGCCAGGGGCACTGTGTACCGCGAGGACTCAACCTTGCGGCGCCAGTGGTTCTCCGGCGGCTTCACGTACCACCTTCCGGACACCTATTCTAGGAGTTCGGAAATGGCGCGTATCGCCCTTGAGGCGAAGAAGCTGCTGGGTCTGTCACTGACTCCAGACGTAGTCTGGAACTTGACTCCCTGGAGCTGGGCTGTCGATTGGTTTTCAAACGTCGGTGATGTTCTATCGAACATTACTGACGCTCTAACCGACAGTCTGGTTATGGGGTATGGGTATATGATGGAGAACACTGTTCAACGTCGTACCTATACCTTTTCGGGTCCCACTGGTGCAAAAACCAGAGGTGCCCGACCTGCAAACGTTGTTTTCGAAGTTAATTCGAAGCAGCGGGTGCAGGCTAACCCCTATGGGTTCGGGCTAACCTGGAATAGCTTAACGCCGTTCCAGTTGTCCATACTTTCTGCGCTTGGTATTAGTAAGCACGGAAAGTGATGTACCGTTAGCGTCAAAACGCCAATTGGGGCCCTAACCAGGGCTCCTAGGAGTGATGCCCATGTCGTTCACCGATCCGCAGACCGTCACCATCTCGGCTGTGACCACGTCCCTTCCGCGCATTAGCGTGGGAGACGACGAGTCAGAGTACCAGAGTGGGGATGGCCTCATCAAGCTGTCTGCGTCCCATTCCTATGGGAAGCGGACTCGCAGGATGGTGCGAATCGACACTTCGAAGATCACC